TGGCAGAAGGCTATGCCAGAGCTGGTTTGATTGACACTGAGATATGTGAAAGGCTCAGAATATCACAGACCTCATTCTATAAATATCAGGAGCTGCACCCGGAATTTACGGAGGCCATCAAAAGAGGGAAGGCCCCGGTTGACTTTGAAGTGGAGAACGCCTTACTCAAAAGAGCAATGGGATTTGAGTATGAGGAGAAGACGACAGAGGTGGAGATCGGAGCAGACGGGCAGCCACGCCCGGCGAAAATAAGGACCACAAAGAAGATCATTGCCGGGGACGTAGGGGCGCAAGCATTCTGGCTGAAGAACCGCAAGCCTGAGACATGGAGAGACAAGCATGACGTCAATATTACCTCCGATCCCTTCACTGAACTACTGAAGGCGGCAGCACAGCGAGATGGTAATAACGGATAAGCATCTTTCGCTGCTGGACGAGTGGAGAGGAGACTGGAACATCTTTGCGAGGGACGTATTAATGACCGTTCTGGACAAGGAGCAACAGGCAATACTAACCTCAGTACAACATAACAGGATGACGGCAGTGGCAAGCGGTACGGCAAGGGGCAAGGATTTTGTCGCTGCTTGTGCCGCTATCTGCTTTTTATACCTGACCCCAAAGTTTCATCCAATCACAGGGGGCCTACTCGAAAACACTAAGGTGGCACTGACAGCACCAACGGGACGGCAGGTTTCTAATATTATGACCCCAGAAGTCAGGCGACTGATGAGACAGGCCAAAGGGCTATTGCCGGGGAGAATGGTCGCAGACGATATCAGAACGGAGTACGAAGAATGGTTCCTGACCGGCTTTAAGGCTGACGACAACGCAACAGAGGCATGGTCTGGGTTCCACGCCGTCAACACTATGTTCGTGGTCACTGAGGCGACAGGACTATCCGAGAAGACCTTCAACGCCATTGAAGGTAACATGCAAGGTAACTCCAGACTGCTGCTGGTATTCAACCCCAATATCACTACCGGGTACGCAGCAAAGGCCATGAAGTCGGCTAGGTTCAACCGGTTTACTCTCAACTCCCTGAACGCTGAAAACGTCACCGGGAAGAAAATAGTTATTCCCGGACAGGTCGATTATGACTGGGTAAAAGACAAGGTGGAAGCATGGGCTACGCCGATCCATGAAACGGAGTTCAACGCCGGGGAAGGAGACTTTCACTGGGAAGGGAAAATCTACAGGCCTAATGACCTATTCAGGGTAAAGATCCTGGGCATGTTTCCGAGGATCACTGAAGACAATCTGGTCCCTTACGAATGGGTCCTGCTGGCGAACAAACGCTGGGAGGAATATTTAAGAACGATTCTAGATACGGACGACAACAGGCTGGGAGTGGACGTTGCTGGAATGGGACGGGATGAGAGTGTCCTTTGTCATCGCTTCGGGAGATATGTGTCACGGTTTGAAGGTTATCAATCCAGAGGCAAAGCGGATCACATGCACGTTGCCGGGATGGTGGCCCAGGAACTGAAGAAGAAAGGAACAAAAGCCTTCATCGATACAATCGGCGAAGGAGCAGGGGTGTACTCCAGACTGGTCGAGCTGGGCTTTGATAATGCTTACTCGTGCAAGTTCTCTGAAGGAGCATCTGAGTTGACTGACATCACAGGGGTTTACCAGTTTGCAAATATGAGGGCCTACCTGTACTGGGCGGTCCGGGACTGGCTCAATCCTGAAAACAAAACTGGAGCCTGCCTACCTCCGAACGACAAGCTGCTGGAAGAATCAACAGAGATAAAATGGAAGTTCCAGAGCAACGGTTCGATTATCATTGAGCCGAAAGATGAAATAAAGAAAAGACTGCGGCGGTCAACAGACTACTTCGACACTCTTGCAAACACATTCTACCCACATGACGGCAGCTATAAGATTAACGAACATGAGTTATTAAACGACTTTAGATAAGCAGGATATGGACAAAATTGAATTCAGAGGAGAGATAGCAGACATCATTGCTGCTATAAAAGAGAGCAAAACTATTGCAGTCCCGGCATGGGACACATTGGCTAAAGAGTATGACCCCAAGCAGCACGAAATCGTTACTGATAAGACGAGCCGCAAAGACAAGATACTGCCAGACGGAACTATTGAGAAGATCGCAAGGGTCACATACGGCATGCAGAAGCTATCATCGAAGCGAATGACCCAGATGGCTTTTGCGATCCCGGTAAAACGACTTTACAAGACGGATGAAGACCCGATAAAAAAGGCACAGGCAGAAGCAATCGAAGCGGTTTACACAAAAGCCCGTATGGACACCGTAAACAGGAAACGGATGAACGCCTACTTTGCGGCGTGTGAGATAATGACGGTATGGTATCCGGTGGAGAGCAAGAACAAACTGTACGGCTTTGACAGCAACTGGAAGCTGAAATGCAACACCTATTCCCCAATGGATGCCAAGTTTTCTATGCTGTCCAGTGCAAGCCTTTATCCGGTATTCGACAAGTACAAGGACCTGATCGGTCTGGCTTACGAATATAAAGTAACGGAGGACGGGAAAGAACTGACCTACTTCCATATTTACACCAGCGAGCAGGAGCAGATTTACAGGCAGGAAGGAACCGGAAAATGGGATGACATCAGCGGTGAAGACGGCAGCATCAGTATCGAGAAAATACCGGCTGTTTACCTCTGGAGACCCATTCCTATCTGGGAGGAAATAACCGGCAACGTACACCAGATGGAGCTGTCACTGTCAAGAGAAAGCGATATCCTGAAACGCAACTCAGCTCCGATCCTGAAGGTGAAGGGAAAACTCTTGGGAGGCCAGCCGGCGAGTGAGGTCGCAAGGGAAGTTTACCAGATGGACGGAGACGGGGACATCAGTTACATTACATGGTCGCAGCAGATCGAGGCAATGAAGTTCTACATCGACAGCCTGAAGCAGAACATGGAGGAGGAACTTCAGCTCCCTAACTTATCCTTTGACAACGTGAAGTCGATCAGTGCTATCACTGAAGGAGCAAGGAAGACCCTACTCACTGACGCACATCTGAAGGTCGGGGATGAAAGTGGGGACCTGATTGAATTCTTTGACCGGGAATGTAATGTCATCAAGGCGTTCTTGGGAGAGATCAACAGCGCCTGGAAAAATACGATCATGGACTTGGAGGTCGAGCATGTTATTACGCCCTTTGTCCAGAACGATGAAGCTGCTCAGGTCGACAAGATCACGAAAGCAACCCAGAAGCCCGTCATGTCACAGAGGACCGGCATCGAAAAGCTGGGCATCGTAACGAACATTGATCAGGAGTACAAGCAGCTACAGGACGAAGAAAAGCGATCCACTGATATGTCCGTCTTTGAGACAGCAGGGACAAACGAATAACTGAAGCTCGGGATCGATGCCAGTCGAAATCAATTATGACCAGCAACACCTCAAAAACCTTGAAGGGCTTTATTTGAGGAAGATCGAGCAGCTGTATGCTACTGCCGCCAGAGAAGCCGCCAGCATAGCATCCGGTATCGGTCCTGATATTGACCCGACGAAGCTGTTCAACTTTGCCGACTACCCTCAGACGAAGCAGAAGGCAGACCGGCTGTTCAGGTCATTGACGAATAACCTTACCACTACCCTCCGGGACGCAACAGCACAGGAGTGGGACTTGGCTTCAAAGAAGAATAACCAGCTTGTTAACCGGGTCCTAAAGTCGACTGCATTCAAGAGGAAGGAGGTCGAACATCTTTACAACCGCAATTTAGAGGCACTGGCAGCATTCCAGTCCCGGAAGTCTGCCGGCCTCAATCTCTCAGAACGAATCTGGAAATACTCAAACCAGCTGAAGGGAGAGCTGGAGATGGGTATAGATGTAGGACTGTCGGATGGACGGTCAGCATCTCAGCTTAGCCTCGATTTAAGGCATTATCTCAAAGAACCTAACAATCTCTACAGGCGAGTCCGTGATAGTAGGGGAGAGCTTGCTTTAAGCCAACAGGCGCAGAAATACTCTCCGGGTCCGGGAACTTATCGAAGCAGTTACAAGAATTCGATGCGTCTGGCCCGGACTGAGGTGAACATGGCTTACAGGCAATCAGACCATGAACGCTGGAAGCAGCTGGACTTTGTGGTGGGCTTTGAGGTCCGCAGGTCAAACCATGTCTTCATTTGTCCCATGTGTGACTCACTGGTCGGGAAGTATCCGAAGGACTTTAAGTTCTATGGCTGGCATCCTCAGTGCCGTTGTCATGCCTTACCGATACTGAGCAGTACCAAAGAGTTCATTGAACGGGAGAAGCAGCGAATGGCTGGGCAGGAAGTTGGCCCGGTGCAATCTGCCAATCAGATCACGGACCTCCCGGCATCATTCAAGAAATGGGTTACAGACCATCAAGACCAGTACGCCAGTGCCAAATCAGAGCCATACTTTGTCAGAAATAACCGGGGCTATGTAAACGGCATTGAGCAAGCAAAGAGGGAACGCCTGAATTATCTTGGCAGGGCAGTAAAAGCCAATCTGGAGACTGATAAACTTCACAGACTACCGGATGGTTCCTATACCCCTGAGAGGACGGATTTGCATAACTCGATCATTGAGAGTATCGCCGGGAAAGAGAGTACCCACACCGGGAATGTCTTCATGCTGGGAGGACCGCCAGCAAACGGGAAAAGCACACTGGT